TATGATACAATGGCGAAAAGAAGGTGAAGAAATTCAACAAGGGTTATCTTTTTATAAGTTAACAGATAAACACAGTATAGGATTATTTTTACGTGTTTGGAATTACGTTTGGAGAGCCCGTTACAGTAAATATGCTAAAAAATGGTTTTTTACTTACAATAAGATCGATCCAGTGGCTATAGAAAAATTTAAAACTTGGGAAACATTATACGGTATTAAACATGACTGAAAAAACAATAGTAATTCCTCTTTCAAATATACGAGATATTAAAATGAGATTCGTTAAAATTAATGAGCATCAATATCAAGCTCTTGCAAGCGAAGAGTTTTTAACTGATATTGAGACATTTTTTAACAACGGATACTACGAGTTAGATCCAGAAAGACAAATTACGGTAATTAATAATGTATAATTTTATCAAAAATGTAATAATGGAGAACAAACTGTCAAAAGAATTAAAACACGCATCTTTACCTTATTCTAGATCTGATTTAGCACCGGTAATGAGTAAAGAAACATTAGATTACCATTATGGTACACTATATAAGGGATATGTAGATCGCTTTAATAAAGGGGAAGGGGATCCTGACTTTAATGAAGCAGGTGCATTTTTGCACGACATTTATTTTCTTCAATTTCAAGAATCAAAATCAAATAATTTACCAACTGGTAAAATTGAAGAATTTATCAATAGTTATTTTAAGTCATTTGACGAATTTAAAAAAGCTGTTGAAAAGACTGCAATGGGCATTCAAGGCAGCGGTTGGGTGTACCTAAGTAAATCTGGAGCAATTAAAACGATTAAAAATCACGAAATTAAACAAGATATCTTGCTGCTAATTGATTGGTGGGAACATGCGTGGGCACTTGATTACAAAGCCGATAAAAAGTCGTATCTCGATAATCAATGGAAGATTATTAACTGGGAAAAAATTGAAAAGAAAATCAAATGAGTAAAGCACAATACAATTTAGAAACTAAAACAGATTATCTTAATCGTAAGATGTTCCTTGATCCAGCGGGTCCAGTAACAGTACAACGATTTGAAGAGGTCAAATATAATAAAATTGCTAACTTCGAAGAGGCACAACGCGGATTTTTTTGGCTTCCGGAAGAAATTAGTCTGACCAAAGATGCCGGCGATTTCAAGGATTCAAGTGAAGCAGTTCGTCATATTTTTACAAGTAATCTATTACGTCAGACTGCCTTAGATAGTATTCAAGGCCGTGGGCCTGTCCAAGTATTCAGCCCAGTTGTTAGTCTTCCCGAGCTAGAGGCTCTAGTACAAGCATGGAGTTTTTTCGAAACGAATATTCACAGCAGAAGTTATAGTCATATTATTCGTAATATCTATAATGTGCCCAAAGAAATCTTTAATACTATTCATGATACTAATGAAATTGTGTCCATGGCGTCTACAATCGGCCGTTACTATGATGCACTACATATCATCAACTGTAAAAAAGAACTCGGTGAAGATATTTCCGAGAAAGAACATATTAAGGCTATTTGGTTTGCTCTTCATGCTAGTTACGGATTAGAAGCATTTCGATTTATGGTTTCGTTTTCTACAAGTCTTGCTATGGTAGAGAATAAAATCTTTATCGGTAATGGTAATATTATTAGTTTAATTTTACAAGACGAATTATTACACAAAGAATGGACTGCATTTTTAATTAATCAAGTAATTAAGGAAGATAATAGATTCGCCGAAATTAAAGATGAATGTGCATCGGAAGTATATAATATGTACTTAGATGTAATTCGTGAAGAAAAAGAATGGGCAGATTACTTGTTTAAGAAAGGACCGGTTATTGGACTGAACGCTAACATATTGAAAGACTTTGTAGATTATACAGCCGTGTCTGCTCTTAAAGATATCGGCATTAAATATATAAGTGCAGCACCTAAGAGTACCCCAATACCGTGGTTTAACAAACATTCTGATACTAGTAAAAAACAAACAGCATTACAAGAATCAGAAAGTACAAATTACGTCATTGGGATTATGGGTGATTCCATTGATTACGACGAGTTACCAGATTTATAAAGGAACAAATATGATAGTATCAAATGCCGCAGTGGAAAAAGTAAGTAAATTATTAAAAGAAGAAAATAACCCAGATCTGAAACTTAGAGTATATGTAACCGGTGGCGGGTGCTCGGGATTTCAATATGGGTTTACTTTCGATGATCAGGTCAACGATGACGACACGCAAATTGTAAACGATGACGTAACAATATTAGTTGATTCGATTAGTTTTGATTACTTAGCAAACTCCGAAATTGATTATAAAGAAAGTTTAACGGCATCACAATTCGTAATTAATAATCCCGATGTTAAAGCTACGTGTGGGTGCGGTTCTTCTTTTGCAGTATGAGGTGAAAATGAAGGCAATAGTTTGGTCAAAAGATAACTGTTCTCAATGTGTACAAGCAAAAAACATGCTTGCACTTAGAGGAATTGATTATGAAGAAAGAAAGATCGGAAGAGGCTGGACTAAAGAACAATTATTAGAATCAGTCCCAACAGCACAATCAGTACCGCAAATTTTCTTAGATGAAGAATATGTGGGTGGTTTTACAGAATTAAGAAATAGGTTACAAAATGTTAATTGATAAAGGTATTTCAAAAGGTGAAGTGATCACTATTAAACTCACTAGTGGTGAAGAAATTGTTGCGAAATTAGTGGAAGAGTCCGATGCTTATTATAAGGTATCGACTCCGCAGGTAATTGCTCAGGGCCCAAAAGGTGTTGGATTAATGCCATACTTGTTTACTGTTCATCCAGGTAAGGAAGTTAAGATCAGTAAACCTGTGGTAATAGCAGAGCCAACTGATTCAGATTTTGCTAAACAGTTCATTCAAGCAACAACTGGTATTATAACATAATATACAGTTTTAATGATTGTTGCCATGATAAATATATTCATGGCAACAATCAAAGTTCAAGTAGCGGGCGCACCGTTCGATCTTGGTAATATTTTTACCGTCTCACCTGTTGATGCAGGACCATTTATAAGTGAATTTCTAGACTCTATTTTTAGTAGTGTAGATGGAGGAACGTTCAGTGATAAAGGCCCGGTAATTGTAGAAGGCGGTACTATCCCCTTGGCTGGAACAGCAACATATAATCCAAATAAAGTATATGGTCCAACTGATATAATTGAACTTGAATTCGAACTAGAGGTCTTTTAATATGTCCACAGGTAGTATTCTTTTAAGACGTGGACCTACTGCTGATAGATTAGCATTTTGCCCACTAGAAGGCGAAATCATTTACGATACGCAATTAAAAAGACTCTATGTCGGAGATTCAATTACATATGGCGGTAATAATGTTGTCTCTGATGTAATCGTTAATCCAGATGGGTTACCACTTGTTCTTCCAATTTCTATTTTAGCATATAACACAATTTCAGGTGTTCAACTTGGAAATAATCTTAGTTCTTTAACATTAGGTAGCGGACTGCTCGGAGCTAGTTATAATGGTTCTGCTGCTATTACTGCATCGGTCGACTCTGCTAGTGTAAATACTGCAAATAAAATTGTAGTACGAGACGGCTTGGGAAATTTTGCAGCAGGAACGATTACTGCATCATTGAGTGGAAATGCTAGTACTGCTACTAAATTGGCCGCATCAGTTACTATCAATAGTGTATCGTTTGACGGATCTAGCAACATTACTGTTACTGCAAATGCCGGAACATTAACTGGGACTACAATCAATTCGTCAGTTGTAAGTTCTAGTTTAACAAGTGTTGGTACATTAACTAATTTAACTGTTACTAATGCTATTACCGGGTCAATTAATGGTAATGCAGGAACAGTAACGAACGGTGTTTATATTACTGGAATGTATGCGGACCCAACTTGGATCACTAGTTTATCAGAAACCAAAGTTCTTCCAGCACAAACAAATAACACTGGAAGATATCTTACTACTAATGGAATAAGTTCAAGTTGGGTTTCACCGGCTAGCGTGGGATTTCCGAGTTTAGTAGGGAATACTGGAAAATATCTTACTAACGACGGTACTACTGTTTCATGGGGAACTATTAGTAGCACGGCATCTAGTATTACAGTTACTCCGACCGGTAATGTTGCATCTACTACTGTGCAGGCCGCAATTGCAGAATTAGATACTGAAAAGGCACCGATCGCCAGTCCAACACTTACTGGTCATCCAACAATCGAAGGAGTGACTAGTACTGGTGCAACTGGTACTGGTAAGTTGATATTTGATACTAGTCCATCGATCGCCAGTCCAACACTTACTGGTCATCCAACAATCGAAGGAGTGACTAGTACTGGTGCAACTGGTACTGGTAAGTTGATATTTGATACTAGTCCATCGATCGCTAGTCCAACATTTACTGGAACAACAACTTTACAACAAACCATTGAAAAATTTGTAAGCCCTTCAATTTTTTCCAATGCAGTGACTCTTGATTTTAGTACGGGTGCGATTTTTTCTCTTAGTAGTAATTCATCAAATATTACCGCAAACTTTACAAATGTTCCAACTGCTGCGGGACAAACTATGACTGTGACACTTATTATTTCGCAAGGATCGAATGCTTATATACCAAGTGTTGTAACAATTAATTCTGTAAGTCAAACTATTAAATGGTTAAGTGGACTTACACCTGCCGGATATGCAAATAAAACTGACTTTGTAAGTTTTGTGTTTATTTGTACAGCAACAAGTACCTATACGGTAACTGGATCGTTAAGCACTTACGGTTAATAACATGCCTAGATTGTCATCATTAACAAATAAGGCATTTTTATCGTTAATATTACCACGACCAATAAATTTAAGTCTTCCAATAATTACCGGTTTAACACAAGCAAGACAGATATTAAGTGTGTCAACTGGCTCTTGGTTTGGAGTAGGAATATTATATTCATATCAGTGGCAGTACGGAACAACAAATATATTAGGTGCAACTTCGAGTACATATACAATAAGTTCTTTATATGCCGGTTACACGATTCAATGTGTTGTAACTGCGTCTAACTCTGGAAATTCTACTTCAGTTACTTCTGCTGCCACAAGTGTAATTGCAAGTGTTGTGCCGGCTGCTCCTATAATTGGTGTGGCTGCTTCATCATCTGTAAGTACTGCAACTGTCTCGTTTACTGCTCCAGATAATGGTGGTGCAACGATCACATCCTATACTGCAACAAGTAGTCCAGGAAATATCACAGGAACATTAAGTCAACCCGGTTCTGGTACGATTACAATAAATGGATTACAGGCCGCAACTAGTTACACATTCACTGTAACTGCTACAAATAGTGTAGGAACAAGTAGTGCAAGTAGTGTAAGTAATCAAGCTACAACCGGTGTTGCAATTCCATCAAATACAATTGCGCCAGCAATTACAGGAACAGCTCAAGTAAGACAAATTTTATCTTCTACAATCGGTACATGGTCTGGGACTCTTCCGATTACATGTACATATCAGTGGCAATATGGCACAACTAATATATCAAATGCAACTTCAAGTACATATATAGTAGATCCTGCATATGTTAGTTATACTATTCGATGTGTCGTAACTGCTGCAAATGCAGGCGGAGCAGTATCTGCTACTTCAAATGTAACAAGTTCAGTAATAGCTAATATCCCGTTAGAACCGATTATCGGAACAGCAACGGCAGGAGATGCAACTGCTAGTGTTACGTTCACAGCGCCTTCTAGCAATGGTGGTGCAACGATTACAAGTTATACCGTTACATCTTCGCCGGGCAGTATTACAGGAAGTGGGTCGTCGTCACCAATAGCTGTTAACGGTTTAACTAACAGTACAGCATATACTTTTACGGTCACTGCAACTAACTCTGCAGGTACAAGTGCAGCATCTAGAGCAAGTAACAGCGCACCGGTGGCAGAAGCTTATTGGTCACAAAGAACAAATAGTTTTGCTGGATCGGGGTGGTGGTCTGATATTTCTATGTCATCTACCGGACAATATATTGTTATAGTTAGCAATGATGGGTGGGTGGTCATATCAAAAGATTATGGAAGAACTTGGTCAACTCAATTTGATAATACTTCTGGGATTCCATTTTATAGATGTTATGTAACAGATGATGGCAATTGGGTATATATGATTGGGGATGATGGGGCAGGTCGTGGACTATGGAGAAATACATATTCTGGATATATAACCCTAGGATTTTGGACAAAAGTTTATACTTTTAGCACTTTGGCAATTGGATTTGCTGCTGCAAAAAATTATGCTCCATACCCAGCATTATTTGTATCAACAGATTTTTCTGGAGCATGGGGAAGTGAACATTCATATGTATACAAATCAACAGATAATGGAGTAACTTGGTCAACGATTTATAACGTTTCTTCTAGTGTATCCAGTAATAGATTTATCAATGCTACATGTTCTGATGATGGTAATAGAATAGCAGTATCAAATTTTAATGGGACTGTATATCATTATACAACCAATGGGGGATCTAGTTGGTCAACAGCATCTACAACGGGGGCAAATTTCTTCGGAATAAAAACGGATTCATCAGGATCAAAACTTATAATGTCCGGAGATGATGGACTTTGGTATTCTTCATTTGGCAGTGCTGCTGGTAACTTTGATGGAAATCAAGTTTCTCATAGTCAAAGTTTTATATTATCAAGAGATGGATCAACAATATATGCTGGATATCCTGGACTTTCATCTATAAAGAAGGCAACTTCATTCTCTCAATATAGTGCTGGATGGTCCAATGTTTATTATCCAAGTTCAACCGGATATGGTATTGTTGGATGTTCGGCAAATGGTAGTTTTGTTGTTGCCACTTTAGGTCAAAATAATGGAGCAATTTATGCTTCATCTATCACTACAACAGCACCACCGCCTGCATTGCCACCACCACCATCTAATACTGTTGCGCCGGCAATCACAGGAACAGCTCAAGCAAGACAGACATTAAGTGTATCAACTGGAACATGGACCGGAACAACGACGATAACTTATGCTTATCAGTGGCAATTTGGAACAATCGATATTTTAGGTGCTACATCAAATACATATGTAGTAGATCCTGCATATGTCAGTTATACTATTCAATGTATAGTAACTGCTACTAATACAGGTGGTTCTGTAAATGCAACTTCAAATGTAACAAGTGCTGTAATAGCCAATGTTCCATTAATTCCTACTATCGGAACAGCTACCGCAGCTAGTTATAATTCAGCAAGTGTACCATTTACTGCACCAAGTAGTGCCGGCGGCGCAATCATTACAAGTTATACTGCAACAAGTAGTCCAGGAAATATCACAGGAACATTAAGTCAACCCGGTTCTGGTACTATCACTGTATCTGGATTATCACCAGTAACAAATTATACATTTACTGTTACTGCTACTAATAGTGCAGGTACAAGTAGTACAAGTAGTACAAGTAATCAAATC